CTGGGTTGCTTTCCACCTTACCGCCAGACTTGCGGCCAATTGGCGGCATGCCCGGACGAGCCGCACCCATTGGAGGCAACTGAGGCATGGCGCCCATAGGCATACCCTGTGGAGGCATTACTGGCGGACGTGGTGGTGGAGGAGGAACCATTGGCCCACCCATTGGAGGCATCACAGGAGGCTGCGACATGCCGCTATGTGGGTGGATCATGATGTTGACGTTAGTCTTACCCTTGGCTGAACCGCCATGCTTGCGAGCAACGCGACCGCCGTCAACACCCGGAACTTCATGCGGGTAACCCTTACGGACATACAAGCCACGGCCAGCTTCACCTCCATCAGCGTGATGCATGCGCTTCAACGTCTTAGCTAAATTAGCCTTTTTAGCTAATTTTGGATTGTCGCTGTGTGCAGCCTTCTCAAGCTTCTTAGCAGGAATCTTTTCTCCAGCAGGAACATGAAGAGCCTTGTGAAGCGAACCCGGATGCTTAATAGCGCCCTGAATCCACTTGGTTGAGCCGCCTTCAGCCTTCTTGGACTTAGCTTCGCCGCCCCAGCAATGTTCATCACGCTTCATAGCAGATGACTTAATCATCTTCTTAATGAGTGCCTTGTCTTGCGCCTCATCAGGATGTGCGGCGCCGCCCTTTTTGTACCCCGTGTTAGGGTTAGTGGTTGGCTTAGGACCAGTGTACTTAACTGGCTTATCAGCAGGGCGAGGCGTAGGCATAGGAACACGCTCAGGCAATCCACGGCCCTTCATTCCCTGCTCAATCTGGTCCTGACGGATGATATCACCTACTGCATCACCATCTGCGTGATGTTCGCGGTGAACTTTGCCACCCTTTTTCATCATTGGCTTGCCTGCCATACCCGGCGCAACGCCGACAGGTGGGCGAGCCATCATTGGGCGCATTGGTCGCATGCCGCGCATTGGGCGACCAGCTAATGGTGCGCCAGCAATTGGAGCGTCTCCAACGGCACCAGCCATAGCTTTGTGAGTGCGGCCACCACGCTTCATGCCGCCAACCTTCTTGACGCCAGCGCGTTCGTCATTAGCCATTTTGTTGTCGCGGTTGATGTAACCGTCTACAGACATTGCGCGGCCACCCTCTTTACGGGCCTTGCGATCTGCGCGCTTCTTGGCATGTACGCCGTGTACCTTGCCGCCAGACTTATACTGACGTGGGCTGACTGGGCGCATGCCAGTCTGTTTGTCCGCCTCAAGCATCTCAGGCGGCGACCACGACGAGGAGTCAACTTTAGTATGAGGCTCACCGCTCTGGATGCCTTTTAACTTCTTGGCTGCACCCTCACGGGCCTGTTTAAGATACTCATGCATAAGTCTGCTCCTTCACTGCGCGTCCGCAGATGTAATAAGGGAATATTAGCCTATTTACCAAGTTTGCACAATAGATGTTCATGATCTGTTCTGCATGGCAAGCAAGCGTATTGCGTTAGCTAAGGCATTGTTTTCGCCAACTCTTCCGCCAGTCGCGCGGTAGCCCGGCACTAATGCCCAATTAATAGGATCACGATAGGAAATTGGTGCCACATTGCCAATTCCGGCACTATATGCACCGTAATCAAGGTATGGAGTGCGCTTAGCGTATGTGAATGGCACTGGTGTACCCGGAACGACAGGGGCCGCCGCAGGAGTCGCCGCCACAGGTGCCGCAACTGCCTCAATTGGAAGCTGTTGCTGCCCACCGCCATGCCCGCCAAATGACGTTTCAGGCTGTCTTTCCGCATTTTGGCTTATTTTATTGTATTCATCTGACCCAAGTTTGTAATTTGGCGTAAATAAATCCGTTAAAAAGTTATTTGCGCCCTGAACCGTGTTAATAAGCGGGTTATTGGTTGTAATATTGGGTATACGTTGGCCCAATGTCATGTCCGCATATGCGTTTCTAGGACCAACTAAGTTATATTTTGCATTGTAGGCTGCAATTAATGCAGGGTCTTCCAAGCTATCAACAGGTATTCTTGGCGCCTCATTTGCGACTGCGCTTGTCTCAGCTTGAGGGGCGGTTTTAGCTGCTGGCAAATCTGCAGGAGTAACTGAGCCTAACCCTGATGGTGTTTGCGGTGTTGTTACTTGCCCTAAATTTTGTTGTATTGCGTCTCTTTGAGCGCGCAATGCCGCATTTTGCGATGGTTCAAAAGTTGCCGCTTTCATTAAAGCATCAGATACAATAGAATTTTGATTTGATGTTATTTGGTTCCCTAATGGTTCGTAATGTTGCGGCTCAGCGGCAGCAAGCGACGAAAGGGGTGTTCCTGCCGCTCCTGCATTAAAACCTAACTGGCCAAATTTACTAAAATCAGTAGGTTGCATAGAAGGCATTTTCTGCCCCAACTGACTCACATCTGCTTTAAGATCCTTTGGGTCTATACCAAAAGGCAGCTTAGCAACTTCTTCTGCTGCAACTGTGCCGGGCGCAGCGCCTAATGGAACAAATGAACCCGCCGGAACTATGCCGTTATTGGCGCCAAATGTAGTTGCGCCTAATGATGGAGCAGTTGCCATCTCCATGCCTTGCAAACGGTTTTCCACCGCATTTGCTTGTGCTTGAGCCGTGTTAAATGCTTCTTGCCTTTGCTGTCCCAAAACTTGCTTTGCCATCGCGGTATCAGCCGGATCAACGCCAGCGGATAATGGGATAGCAGTTGAGACAGGTGAAGCTTCTTGAATGCTTCTCGTAGTATTAGGAGCATCCGTAGAGAATGAACTAGCCGTGGGGTGTGATTCCCATTCCCGCATTGCTTGTTGCGCGTCTTGCGCCCTAGCAGTGGCGGCATTGACTGCCCCCTGCGACTCCCCAACATCGCGAAATGCGTAAGCGCCCGTATCTCCACTCAAACCGCCGGGATTATCTCCCCCACGAACATCGCCGCCATCATCAAAGTGCGCCCTGCCGCCAGTGGCAAGACGCAAGGCATGTTTTATATTTTCATCATGGTTTTCCGTAAAACCACCGCGCTTAAACGCTTTTTGTCCGCGCATAATGGCTTCTCTCATTTGGGGGGTAATATCTATTCCGGGTGCTTGTATAGGCGGATTATTAGTTCCTGCCTTACCTGATGGCGGCAGCATAACATCCGTATAACCAACTTTGGCGTTTGGATCATATTGTTTGGTAACTTTCTGTAATTGCTTAGGCACAATGCTATCATAATATGATTTCATGCCTTCGCCGCCAACGGAAAGTTCTTGACCTTCTAACCTATGAATACCCATTTCATCTGGGTTTGATGATAAAAGTTTTTCCGCAACATCTTTACCAACGTAATCTGATATTTTTTCTGAGGGAATTACATGGCCAAATGCTAATCCACCATTAGTAGCCCCTTCACCCTGTTCAGGTTGAACTGGTTTATATGCTCTAAACGACCTAGTTTGCGGATTATACGTTAAAGAACCAATTTGTTTGCTTAAATCATACCGCTGTGCCTGTTCAGAACCCGGTGTCCAGACCAACTTATCATAACCACCTTCCGCTGCTTCTTTTAAAGCGCGTTTAAGGGCAAGATCAGTCCATGATCCTGTGTTGGTAACGTATGGGGCAGATGGAATGCTGCCATTTTTAGGCAAACTATTATATTGATCATTTAATTCTTTAATTTGAGACCTGTAATAATCTTCATTTTGCTTATTTAAAGAATTAAATTTTTCTTGTGCTGGATCAAGCAAATGCTTGTGCTGTTCAAGAGCCTTGTCAGCGGCTGCGTTGTATTCATCTATAAAACTTTTTTTATAACTTTCATTTGCAAATCTATTTTCATAGGGTTGCATAACACTAGCATACGCATCTTCAAATGGTTGTTTATCTATTTTATATTGATCAAGAAGTTGTCTTCTTGATGCAATTTGTTGCTCAACCAAAGCATTTTTTTTGTCTCTTAAATCTTGTTTTTGTTTTTGAAGTTCTAAATTAGCAAACCCTTCATCACGTCCTTTTTGCCCCCAATCAGATTGCAATTCTTCAACATGAAGAATCTTTTCACCGTTAGGGCCAGTGCGGTCAGACATACGTAAATGGGCAAGAAGATTTTTAATGTCAGGAAAATGATTTTGGTTAAATACTTCTTCTGGCGCAAGATTCATTCCCTCTGAACCATAACGCGCAGCCAAATCATAATATTCTGCTAACTGTTCTGGTGTTCTGTTTCTCGTGTTAGAAAGTTCAGATAAACGGGCATATTCACCTTCTTGAAGCGGAAGTAAACCTTTGGGTGGCAGATGAAGCAATACTTCACGGTAGTTTTCACCACCGGGAAGAGTGTATTGAGCATATTTTGGGTCGTCTTGATAGTCAGTTAATCTTCTTCCAGATACACTTCTGATGTATCTTCCTTGATTAACAGGGCCAAGTTCATCCCAATTGTTACCTTGACTTTCAGCCTTTGCCCGTGCCGCAGCAACTTCACTTGGGTTAAAACCTAAAATAGTTTCTTGAACCTGCGGCATAGATGACTGTAAGTGATTAGCTAAATCAGTGTTAGTAATCTTGCCGCGACCTGCCCATTCAGGGTGGACATTGCCTTGTGCGTCAAGCAAACCAGCGTTTTGCAATTCTTCTGGTTTAACACCCGGCATATTTTTAAGGGTGCTAATCATCTGTTTAGCATCACCACGTGGCTGTAATGTATTAGCCTGTTCCGCCGCATGACTATACAAACCAATATCATTTAGTTGGCGTGGTGGGGCAGATGGCATTCCAGCACCACCAATAGAAGGCGAATTTAAACCAGTATGTGGGTTAAAAGGATTGGCTTCTAAATCCAACCCTGCCATAAATTGATTTAATCCACTGACTTTTGATTGAATAGCATTAGCCCCCATATCTTGACGGGCTATATTTACAGCATTGCTAATATCATCATCTGGATTAATTGGCATGATCTACCTACTGTATAACGCCGCCGGGTTGTGGTGCCATTTCAGGTTCGTTGCCCTCAAGACGTTGCAACATGCCCGGATCAATAAGTTGACGAGCAATGTTAAGGCCTTGTGGGTTACGGGCCATTTCTTCTGCAAACTTAACCGCCGCAAGACGTTCACGGCTTTCACGGTCGCGCTTGCGGTTAATGGCATCCAACTCAGAGTCAACACCCTTTTGCCGGATTTCAGCCATGTGGATTTGATCCTCTGGCGACATCTGTTGATTTGCACCCGTCTTGGCTTGCAATTCAGCCGTCTTGGCTTGCGCTTCCATCATCTTAGACTGCGCCGTAATCATTGCAGCCTGTCCCGCCATTTGCGCGGCTTGAGCCTGCGGGTCTGGTGGTGGCGGCTGGTTCTGAACGTCACGCAGCAACGTGCTAGGGTTAGCCCAGCCAAGTGTTAACAAGGCTTCACGGTTAACCGCGTCAAGGTTGTACAAGTCAGGCGCCTGCTGAGCCAACTGCACGAGGGCCGTCACCTTCATGACGCGCTGAATGTGGCTGGCCGTGTTAGGATCAGCTTGCGGAACCAAGTCATAGTTATCCAAGGCGGACAAAAATGTCCGCTCGTCCCACTGGCCCGCTGGGCGCTTGTTGCGCTGCCAAAACGAATCAGGGTGATCACGGAAACATTGCGCAAGCAACTGGAACTCTTCAGCTTGAGCCGCGTGTAAACGCTTGTGGACACTGTTAAGAAGCTTCTGGGCTTGCTCAATAATGGCCAATGTCGTGCCAACAGGGGCGTCAGACTTGCCTTCACCCACTTGCATTTCCGCAGTGCCACCTAAACGCTGGCCGTATTGGCTAATGGTCTCCGCAAATGCACCCAATGCGCCGGATGGTTCCTTGTAAGGCAATGGCATAACGGCTTGCTGGATGGGCATGCCAGCCGTGTCAATCTGCGCGCCGCCGCCCGGAGGAACGCGGAATATGTTACTATTCTGACGTCCTGAAGTTTTGGCGTACAGGAAGCCGGGGAAGTTGGCGTACATACCCGCGTCAAGCAATTCGCGCCAAACGGCAGTCAAGCCATTGGTCGTGTTGCCTAAAATGTGAAGTAGACCCATGCCATAAAATTTAAGACCCGGCACAAAGTCATACTTAACAAAGTGCGTATCTGCCTCTGGTAGGTCTTGATCTTGCTCATCATAATTGCGGACAATATTAAGAACTTGCTTAGACGAAACGTCTATGGTTACGCGGTAGGGGACTTCCAAGCCAGACGCTTCACCGTCAATTTCATGCTCAAAGCCCGGAATGTTTAATTCGCAGTAGCACTCATATATCTCGCGGTCCCTATCTTCCGCGACGTTGATATCGTCTTGGGTTCCTTGGATCGCGTTTTTCTCTCTTTGTACAGCGTCAAGTTCCTTTTGCTTGGCCTGTCCAAGGTCAACGTCCCGGTATGCGCCAATAATCTGCATTCTTTTGACAACCGTAGGACGCATAGAGATTCTGTGGGTAATCCGGCGAGCATTTGAAAGGTCCGTGGCTTCATTGTTGACAATAAGGTCATCAGCATCAACCGTTTCAGAAACGGGACGGTTACGCAGGGGGCAGAAGTAAACCTTCTTAAAGGCTGACCCGCCAAAGCCCAACATGAAAAGCATCTTGTCCGTGTCAGGATAATATTCCTTCGCAGTCACGGTCAGGTAATGGTTAAAATCCTTCTCAAGATATTCCGCCTGCTGGTCCATTTGCGGCGAGTCTTGATTGCTGTCTACTCTGATTTTGACAGGCCCGTCAGTGGGCAGTAACTCTGCCCGCGCATTCGCTTGAAAGCGCAATACGGATTCCAGCAAGAGCGGGTGGCGGATACGGGACATTCCCTCAACAGGTGCGCCATCAGCCGTACCTTGCTGATTTGGAATTTCAATCTTAAGGCCCAGAAGTCGTAGACCCTGTGCGCGGTCTTCAATCCACTCCTTGCGAGAATCAATATCTTCCTCAATGCCCTTAATAAGCTGATGAGCAATCGCGGATAAGTCACTTTCGCTAATTTCTTCAGCCAAGTTGGCATACCAGCCCTCAGTTTTCTTTTTCTTAGAAGACTCAATAGGACGCCCGTCAAGGGAAACGCTAATAGAGCCATCCCCGTGGTCAATACGGAGAACATTG